TTTATTAAGCCAGCAAGCGGTGAAGAAGGAATTAAAGTTTTAAGTAACGCAGCAGCAGAACTCTACTTTGATAACTCAAAGAAGCTAGAGACAGCTTCAACGGGGGCTAAAGTTACTGGATCGTTGGGGATAGGTATAAGTCCTTCTAAGAAATTAACAGTATTTGGTACAGGTGCAGGGGAGGCAACAGTACAAATTGAAGGGGAAGGTGGAGCAGATCCATATATAAATTTCTTAGCTAATAACACACAACATTGGTCGTTAGGTATAGATGATAGCGATTCAGATAAGTTCAAATTATCAAAACATTCTGCATTAGGAACAAATGATTATTTTGTTGTTAATACGTCTGGCAACATAGGTATAAATGAAACAAGTCCAGAAACACTGCTCCATATTTCAAATGGAGATGCTAATGATGGTCCTATTATTTTAATAGAGGGTAGTGGGCAAAATGCAGCAAACAATCTGTTAGGTGGTATTAACTTTAGGAATCTAGATTCATCTGGCGATGGTCCAACAATTACTGGAGCAATACGTCACCGTACTGCCAACTCTAGTGGTAATGGTGGGTATTTAACTTTTCATACACACGATGGCAGTGAAGGTGGTGAAGGTTCTGACGCTGTCGAACGCATGCGTATAGATTCGTCTGGAAGGGTGCTTATAGGAACTACAACAGAAGGTCATGCAGGGGCAGATAATCTTACAATTAATGATTCTGGAAATGTTGGTATCACTCTCAGATCAGGTACAAGTAATAATGGTGCTATTTTCTTCAGTGACGCCACAAGTGGTGATGCTGAATTTGATGGATTCGTTCAATATAATCATGGTGCTGATCCATTTATGCAGTTTGGGGTTGCTGATGACACTGTAATGGTTTTAAAAGGGTCATCCGCAGGAATCGGGACAATAAGTCCAAGTGATAAACTTCACGTTCATGGGGTAACAGGTGATGCACCTAAAATAATAATTTCTGAAGGTGAAGCTAACAGTGCTATAACAGCTACAAAAAATTCACCTACTAACAGTGATTTAAGATTTCAAACTTTAATATCTGATTCATTAGCAGACAGAGTAATAATAGATTATTCTGGCAACCTAAACATCCCAAACGATACAGGCAAGCTACAGTTGGGTGCATCGCAAGATTTGCAAATTTATCATAATGGAACGGACTCAATTATTGAAGATGCTGGTACTGGAAAATTAGTTTTAAAAGGTAGCACAAAAGTTGAGGTTAGGGGTAGTAATGGTGAAGATTTAGCTGTTTTTGCAGAGAACGGAGCAACAGAACTCTACCATGATAATTCAAAGAAATTCCAAACACATCCAGATGGTGCAGAGGTTGTAGGACATCTGTTAATGGGAGATAACAAAAAAATAAAACTCGGAGATAGTGCGGATCTACAACTTTATCATGATGGCTCAAATTCGTTCATTTCTGAAACAGGAACAGGTGTTTTAGTTATTACAGGTAGTGCTGGTGTTTACATAAATAAACATGATAACACTGAGACAATGGCTGCATTTTTACACGATGATGCAGTAGAACTCTACTTTGACAACTCAAAGAAGATAGAGACAATCTCAACGGGACTTAAGGTAAAAAATACACTTCGTATAGAAGAAGAAAGTGGTTCTGAATATTATGAATTGGTTACTAATAGTTTTGGTGGACTAGATATTAAAAATGAAACAACTAAAATTGCAGAATTTACAGATGCAAGCACTTTTAATTTATTAGATAATACAAAGCTTACTTTAGGTACAAACTCAGACTTAGAAATTTTTCATAATGGGGCAAACTCAAAAATTGTTGATAATAATGCAAATGCCTTTCAAATTCAAAGTGATGATACAAGACTTCAAAGTATTAATGGCGAAAGTTATTTAATAGGTGTTTCAAACGGATCAGTAAAACTCTATTTTGATAACAGTAAAAAGCTAGAAACAACTTCAACGGGAGCTAAGGTTACTGGAGGTATGATATTAGATGATGGTACAAATGCAAGAATTGATATAGCTGGAATTTCATCTACTGTTGCCAGAATAGTTGCGACTACAACAGGGTTTTCAGCGTTTACAAATTTACAGCTTAGAGGATCACAAATTGATTTTGCTAATGCCAGTGGAGTTGCAATGACTATGGATTCGTCTGGAAGGTTACTTTTAGGAACTACCTCCACATTAAATAGTGGTAAAGCTATGGTAGATTTTACAGATGGCGGGCGAGGTCTTGGAATAAAAGCCCCTAGTAATGCTAACGGTTCACAAGTTTTGCATTTTTATGCTGGTACAACTCAAGTAGGTAATGTAGCTGTGACTACATCTTCAACTTCATATTCAACAAGCTCTGATTATAGATTAAAGGAAAATGTAACAGCCATTACTGATGGAATCACAAGATTAAAAACACTAAAACCATATAGATTTAATTTTAAATCTGAACCAGATAGAACAGTTGATGGATTCTTTGCTCATGAGGTGACAGCAGTGCCAGAAGCTATAACAGGAACTAAAGATGAAGTAGATGCAGATAACAAACCTATATATCAAGGTATAGATCAATCTAAACTTGTACCTTTACTCGTAGCTGCTGTACAGGAATTAACAGCTAAGGTTGAAGCACTTAAAGCTGCTTAGTATAATACGTTTACATATACATTTCTTATGACACCACAGGAACTTTACGAACAGACCAAAACTGAGATTGAATCTGACACACAGAAAAGTCAGCAGTTACAACAGGAAATCAATAATATTAACTTAAAAATATTTGCGAACCAACAACTTTTAAAGAAGTTTGAATCTATAGACGGTGTTGATGTTGGTGAAACAGCGTAAAATAAAAACATAATTACTTTTTTATTATGGCAATTACAAAAACATGGGAAGTAAACACCTGTAATCGTGATGTTGCAGATGGTTTTATTAAAGAGATTATCTATCGTATAAAAACACAGGAAGATGGTGTTGAGATAGATGGTACAAGACATACAGGCAGTGTCACCTTTACAAAGCCAGAATCATTACCCTCTGATTTCATTAACTTTGATACTTCTGCAAAGACACCTACAGCAGATACCATGATTGGTTGGATCAAAGCTGCTCTTGGTACTGATGAGGTGACAAGAATTGAAGCTGGTATTGATGCTAAGGTGGCTGTGATTAAAACACCTGTAGAGGCAATGGGCACTCCCTGGTCATAATAAAAACTGACCTATAGATATTGAAAAAGAAAATAAATGATGTAGCATACAGCTTTAATTTATTTAATTAAATGCTTAAAAAAGTTTTAGCTGTAGTTGCTGCTTCAGCAATATCACCTGCGTTTGCAGGATTCTACGTCAACGTGGAAAATAACGGATCTTATACAGGTGAGGACTACAATGGTTCTGGAACAGATCTTCACCTAGGCTACGAAGGTAGCAATGGCTCTGCTTCGTACTATGTTCAAGGTGGTGCGTTACTATCTAACCCAGATGGTGCAGAATCAGAAACTAACTTTTCTGGTAAAGTTGGTGGTTCTATTTCAGCAGCAGAAAAGATTGACGTTTATGGTGAGTTCTCTGTAGTCACAAATGACGTTAATTCTTACGGAACAAAGCTTGGTCTGAAGTATAAGTTCTAAGGATGTAACTTAATATGAATAGAGGTGTGCTTACACACACCGTAGTTATGACTATCATGTATATAACTGCAAATGCACCTCTTCTCATGTTCTCAAAAATAGCAAATATTTTGTCAATTATCTCATTCCTGATGGTATCGTCAATGAGTGTTTTTGCATACATGGCAGTGAAATATATGCAAAGCCCTGAGTTTGAACGTAACCTCAAGAATAAACTTATGGGTGATCTACAAGACAAAATGAAAAACGAAATTCCAAAACAACTACCTAAATTCACTGGTCCATCTATTCCTATGTAATGGAAATACCAAAGATAAAAATACCGCAGATAGATATACCAGTTCATAATCCATACCAAGTATTAAACGTCCCTCTACCATCGTTAAAGATACCTGGATGTGTAAAGTATCATAGAGATGCAAAACCTTCTAATACAGCCTTATATAGCGATGATCCAACAGGTACTGTAATTAGTTGCCCATATGGTTCTATGCCATCATTTCAACCCTTGCTATATAACAGAAGAAGAATACAGATAGTAGAAACCAAAGAACAAACACAACAAAAACGACAAGAAATAAAACCAAAAGTTAAAACTGAAAAACCTAAATTACCAAAGAAAAAAGAAAAAGAGTTTTTTATAAAATGTCCTGGTGATAAAGATCAAAGAGTAGGAGATTTTCGTAACGATAAAAAACTAGAACGTGTCATAGGTCATAAATTATCGGATGATAAAAGTGAGTGCATAACACTCTATGAAGACACAAAGTTCATTGACCAATATCTACCTTCAGCTAAAGCTGCTTCTACTGCTGCTGGTATCGCTCTGGTTGCTGCTACTACTCCATTACTTATCAATGCTGTAAAACCCATTGTGAAGCAGATCGTTAAAAAACTGACAAAGAAAAAAGATAAGGTATAATAATTAATATAAGCATCCCAACCTGAAAGCCCCTACTCGAAAGGGTAGTTTAACGTGAGCCCAGGACGGGTGCTTTAAAATAAGCATTACATTCTTGCCAGCCCCCGCCTGAAAGGGTGGACGTGTAGCCCAAGACCGATGCTTATTTTATAGTCATATTGACTATTTTGCTTGTGGACTAAGCCTAAGTAACTAACCTTGATGCTGTCACATCTATCTCTTGCACGAGATTATGGTTGGTTACTTTTTTAATTTATGGGTATGTGGTAAAACCTGACCCTTTTTAGGTACAACTTCTATGTCTTTACAGATGTTGTAATAAGGACTGTCTTTTGCAAACTGAATACCAGCCAACTTTTTCTCACCACAGTGACGTAATCGTGCAAAATGCCAGTCTAGCTCTAAGTTTTTTAACTTTTGTTTCTGTATATTTATCTGTGTCTGAGCTGCATCTTTACATTGCTTACCTAACTGTCTATCCAAAGGTATAGAAAAATTAAGAGTGATGCCTGTACCAAGTGCATAACTATCCTTATTAGTACCAGAATAGTTTTGTTGATAATACAAAATGTCACCAGGATTATCAGGTGTGCCATCTCCTATGGCATTGCCGTCATCATCAAAATCACCAACTATATCAGTCTGATCATATACAGGTGTCTCATATCTATGATCAAAAGGTTTTCTATAATTAGTATTAAAGGTAGAGAAAGGAGTTATAGTCATCATTGCACCCTGACAAACTATATTTCCTCCATACTGATTAGTATGAAAACTACCGTTGTTTACATTCCAGTTCTGGTTTGTAACTGATCCACTGTTACTTTGGCTGACAGCATTGGCTAAAACCTTAACAGGACTAAGTATTATTGCGAGAACACAGATGTAGTGGTAGTAACGGTTTCCGTTGTTATATCTCTTGTAATACTTGTGACATTCTGTAGACCTGGACCATGATATGTCTCTGTAAATTGAAAGGCATTTCCTGATGTAGGATTTGTCATTGTCCAATTTGGTTTGTCTGTCATATCTGCTCCTGTCCATTTATAAGATTGACCTCCTACCGTACCTGTAACTTGCACAGCATCAGGTGACATGCTTCCACCGTCATGTTTAATTCCTGTTCCAGTAACAGTATATTCATATCCTGTTTTATAATCTTTACTTGTAATTGTTTCTGAAATAGTAGTAGTTGTATTAGTTGTAGATGACATCGTACCTGTAGTAAATGAAGGAACAATGTTTGCATTAACAGGTAAAACATATAAACAAAACAGTAGTAAAACCCTTTTCATAACTCATTAGTCTACCGTTACAGAAGTTACATATTGTCCTGTAGCTGTAGTACCAGCCCCACCAGCAGTTACTGTTACAACATGATTATCAACAGTGCCAGCTAAATCTCCTACCGTACCAGCAGAAGTGCTTGTTAGATCACCAAATGGACTTACTTCACCTACTGTTAAACTTGTAGAGATAGTATCACCTGTCGTATGTGAGACTGTATAAGAAAAAGATTCCCCATCTGTTAGCTGAGATGCCGTAATTGCTGTATAGCTATTCACACCATTAGTGGCTGAACCTAATCCACCTACGCTACCAGCAGTGCTTCCATCTGTTGTTTCCACACCTGTACCAGAAACACTATATGAGTTACCTATGCGATCTGCAGTCGTTCCTGGTGCTGAAACTTCTAATTTTACTGAAGATGTTATTGTTGAAATAATATCTCCATAGCTTGCAGTGGGTGTAAAAAAGAAAAGAAATGGTAATAATTTTTTAATCATGTGTTGCTGATACCCGCTTTTGAATCTTTGTTATCTACTATTTTAACAGCATTGTTATTCTTCTTCTTGTCACCATTTTTCTTAATGTTTAGCCCAAAATTTCCTAAGACCGTGCTTAAAATTCCAGCAGCGAAAGTTGTATCAATTTGTCTTGGCGAGTTACCATAATATGAAAAGCTGATAACCGCCAAAGACCAACACAACACAATAAATTGGATTCCTGTTGAAACCCAATTCATACCATCTTTTTCTTCTTGATCTTCCATAATGAGTAACTACCCCTTTGTGTGAGGAGGTAGCGTTGAAGGCTACAGGGTAGTTATGGCAAATCTAGCAAATTTTGATATGTTTGGAAAGGATGACATAATCAAATGACTACAGATAGCTTCTTCAATATAGATTTTGAAACCCCTACACCAGAATTAGAGTTATCTGTCGAACTGCGATGCAGAGAAGTTATGCAAAGTAAAAACTTTGATGAGATTAAAAAATACTGTACACACTTAATAAGACACCAAATGAAGCAAGACTTATTTCTTGCAGGTATGTTGGGTCGTCTAGCAGAATTAGAAGCAATGAACGCAATAAGAGAACTGAAGAAAGAAAAGATAAAGAAGAGAAAATCTATGGGTCGTCAGATAAAAAAGTTTTTTCGTATTCCTTAATTTCCTGGATTGTAAAGTCTTTTACCTGTAATTTTGGTATCTTATTTATTTCATAGTTATGTTTAACAATAGCAGTCCTTATATGCTCGTTAATCCAATCCCCATCATTAACAGTTAGGTCTGCTCTAAAATCTTTAGTTATGTATATCTTGTGATCCACCCCACGCAGTTCTACATCCAGTAATAATCTTACTAACCTTTTTCTTCTGTTGTCCTGCAAAAATTTTAATTTTCTGCCAGATTGTGTTTCCTCTCGTTTCATTTTCTAATTCATTCATACGTTTAATAATACCGTCTGATTTAACAATAAATTCTTTTAAGGGTAAATCTTCAAACCAGTATTGTTTGTCTAACTCTGCAAGTTTATGCTGATAGTTTTCTATTAAATCTTTGTTATTCATACTTTACATTTACCCTTTAAATCTTCAAACATAGCCTTCATTTCGTGCTCATAGTCGTTAAGTTTTTTCATCACATCATCAATACTGTCAGTTGATTTTTCCATTAAGTAATTATCAATAGCTTCTCGTACCAAAAAAGAAAAAGATTTGCCTGGGCCAGAAAGTTGCAATAAAGCCTCATGTTGAGTATCTCTTATCTGAACAGTGGTTCGTATTAAGTTTGACATAAATAATGCGTGTAAAAGAAA